CGACGGTGCTGGCGCCTTCATTGCCAACTCGCCCGCAAGCTGCTGCAACACCTGCGGATTTCCCCCCTGGGCGAAAAGCAATTGCAGAAACTCCTGTTGGTTCATTCCTTGTCTCCCTTAACTCATCAGCGCCAATGCACCCATTAAAGCCGCCGCAGGAGCCCCGTATCCGGTCGAGGCCAGCGCCGCATACGTCCCCAGTCCTGCTGCCCCCGCTCCCGCGATCCTTCCCAGCGTCGACGGCCCTTGAATCCCTCCCGTCCCAGTCGTCGTCGTCCCCGGACTCGCTCCACCGAACACGATATTTGCATAGTTCTGCAACGGCGTCCACTGAGCATTCAAATTCCACATCCGCGCATTCGCCGCGTAGTCCGCGAACCGCTGTTGCTGCGTGTCGAACATCGAGCCAATCTGGCCTTGGAGTTGTGCGGGAAGCGTACCCATTTCGGCATATGTCGGCGCGAGTGCTTGCGCCCGCCCCATTGCCGTCAGCCCTTGGGCGTACCCCTCATTCGCAACCTTCGCTGAAGTGTCTCCGACAGCATTTGCATACTGGCCGGCGGCAATCCCCTCCGCTACCCCCTGCCTCGACCCGCCAACTTGGCCCGCCTGCCCAGCCTGCGTTCGGATCTGGCTCATGATTCCGCCGGGGTCCATGTACGACTGGGTGATCGGCCGAATGGCAGCGTTCATGTATCCCTGCAATGCCGGATTCGACCCAGGATACAGCACATCCTTCAGGCTGAAGTTCAGGCTATTGTTGTAATTCTGCAACTGCTGTGGGAGCTGATTCGCCGAGTAGTCCCACAGGTTGTTTATCGCCGCACCCGTGTGGGCGCCGTATGGAACCGGCACTACGCCTGGATACGAACTGTTAGCAATCGTCGGAGCCGTCTCGCCATAGATCCGATTCGCCTCGTTCATTACCTTCGCACGTTGGGCAGCCTCCTCCGGCGAATAGTTAACCGTTGTCGAGGTCGTCGACCCACTGCTTTTTCCGCTGCTCATTGCACGCTCCTTTCAATCTCTCGCCGGACCATTTGCCGTACCGGCTTGAACCCCACCCGCCTCAGCATCCGCGCCATCGATGGCCGGCACCAGGCATCAACCGCATCCGCGCCGTTCTCCTCCGCCCAAAAGTCGATAAAGGTGAAGAATGGCCGAAACGGCTTTGCGTTTCCCGCAACGGCCAGAATTTGAAGGGTCTTCCTCAGCGGATACTGCACAAACTCCGTGGCCATGACACACTCAAGTCCACCGTCTCGAGTCCCGACGAAAAGCTGAACCATTCCCACGGCGTGCCGGCGGAGCAACCATCCGACATTCATTTCCCCCTCGCTGTACTGCATTGCCCGGTCGAGCAACTCGTAGACCTCCTCCGTTACATCCTCCGGCGGGAGCGTATACACCTCCAACCCCTGCAAGTCCACCCCCGCGGTTGAAGCCAACTCTGTCCTCATTTCACATATTCCCTTCTTGACCCCGAAGTGTTACGAAGATAGTGAACGTCTGCCGAATCGAGCTTTACGACCTGCGCCACCGTATCCGCCCCATCTGCCGGCAACCGTGTCACCTTGACCTTCATAATGGCGCTGACCGTTTTACCAATCGCAGGAACCTCTGGGAACACAATAATGTCGCTCGCCCGAGCCGTCGCCTGGTGCGTGTGAGTGTAGAACTGAGACCCCCAATTCCCGGCGACTGTTAGATCGGGAATAACCTCGCCGACCGGGGAGTATACCACCCACTCCATCTTCCATCGGGAGGTGTTATTTGTCGTCGGAGCAGTCGCCAGGTAGACGTGCAGGTGGAAGCGCAAGCCGGTCCCTTCGTTCCATGAATGGGGGAGCTGAATCACGAATCCCAGGATGTTATTAACTGTGGAGGAGAAATCCCACGTCAGAGTGTCATCGTTGAAGGCAGGAGCATTCGCTCCGGGCGTCCTTACCGCTGTTGCAGGAACAACAAAGTCTTCCCAAGTATCATCCCCGTTGATCGCCTCGGCATGCTCCCGCAATACATCCACCAGGCGCTGGAGATACTCCTTCAGCCGCGGATCAGTGTCCCCCGGCAGTTCAAGCAAATGAGGGTCAAACGGAACCTTCGAGTGAATCGTGAACATCAGAACGTTCCTCCTCGCACCACATCGAGGTCATATCCATGCAGCCTCCATTCCGTCGTCCCCGGAGCGCTGAACCGCAGCGCCAACAGCCGTCCACTCGCTCGGCAGTCGATCTTCACACTCGATCCGATCGTGAAAGTCTCTACCGGCTGCCAGACAACGGCCGACCCAACATCCCATTGAGTACCGACTTGGACGCTGACTTGGCCTCCAGCTGTCCCTTCGATCCGCGGCCATAGTCCCCGCAGGAACTTCACCGAGTGAATATCGGGAGGCTGATTCGCATCAAACGGCACTCCTAGTCCCGTTCGTTCCAGCGTCGCCGTGTAGTTCGTTTCGGCGAACGCTCCCATTGTGTCGTACTGCCGCAACTGCGTCGTCGCCTGGTGTGCACCGATGAAGAAGGGAGTCGACGGATTGAACGTCCGCGCATCCCACAGCGTCGAATCGACATCCCACGTCCCGCTGTCGACATCCCAGTTCTGGGGGGAGCCTGTGTTCGCCGCCCCACTCACGGCGAATGCCGGAGAGTTCAGATCCCGCACGGTCCACGTATTTTCATTCCAGTTCCACACGTACGCAAGCGAGGGCAGCGTCGCCCCCGTCTCCGGGATGCATATCCAAATTTCTCGCGCTGCGTTATTCGCTGCGACGAACGATCGCCCGTAGTAAGTCGAATCAAGCTTCGAGAACATATCCCGCCGCATTCGCCGGTCCATTGCACTGTCAGCCGTCGTCCCATTATGCAGTACAACATCATCCGCGGCAAGGACGAGATGTCCCCCCTTCGGGATATTCGCCGCGCACTTCGGTGCTAGCATCCCCAGGGTCGAGAACGCCTTCGTAAAGCGAAAGATGAACGCTCCGCCGACAAACTGCATCAGATATGTCGCATCGTCCTTGTAGATGACGTTCAGATCACGAAGCGAAAGAGCATCAACGATTGTCCCGTCCGTATCCGCCAGCGGATACTCCCCCGTGTCGTACCGCGTGTCCGCCTCATTCCACGAGATCGGCAGTGCCCCCGGATCAGCCGCGTGGCTCCACTTGACAAGCTGTGCATAGCGGGTCACCACCGAGGAAACCGTCTTCGTCACGTCGTAAGCGACAAGATAGTTCTTGAACGGCCGCAGGACCTTACACGTCATCGCGGACACTGTGCCGTAGGTCCAATTCGGCAGGGCCGTCAGATTCAGCGTTGCGGGAGTCGGACCGGGAAGGTAGAACGGACCATTGACTGGATTATTCATCACCGGCACGGAGTTAAACATCCCCCCGGTCCAGTTACTGTCGAGCGTCGCCGCGTAGGTCGTGCCGCTGATGTCGTAGTGCGTGATTCCATCCGTAGCATGAACCGCTGTCGTCCCCGCATAAATCCACCACGCTGTTGAAGCTGTGAAGTACGGCAAGAGCCAAATCGGCGCCACCGCTACCGTCGCCATGACACTCTGCTCACCACTCATCCGCACGGCGAAGCCATTAAAAAACCGCATGTTCTCTCCCCCACTCCACGCCTGCGGGGGCAGTTCGTGCGGTTTCACATCGCGGATTATGCCGAACTGGCCCGCGGGTTGGATAGGGACGATGGACATGTTAGCAGGACTCCAGCTCGGCCACGCGGCGGCGGAGGGACTGGATTTCTGCGACGAGGAAAGGAATCAGCCGATCCGACCTATAGCCCCAGTCAACTTCACCGTTCCCAACTTCTACAGCTTCCGGAACGTACTCAACAAGATCTTGCGCGTAGAAACCTATGTCCACCGCGCCCGTGTCTTTCCAACTATACCGAACGGGTTGCAAAGCATCGACAATGTCCCCCACATCCTTGATATTCTCGATATGATTTTTCCGCCGTTTGTCGGATGTCTGAATTACGCTGTTAACCGCGTAGACGACGCTCCATCTGTTCGTCGTTAGCCCTAACTGCCGAGCGTTATCATTTGTTGGATAGACGCCGGTTGTATTTGCCGTCAGTATTGATACGCCGCCTGTTTCAAGCACAAACGATTTAGCGGCCGATGTGAACACATACCCAGTACCGTCAGTCTTCGTCCCCCACTCCCAGATAACACCACCGCCGACTGTGTTTACTCTTGTATTTCCAGACGCTGCGTTAACAGTAAGGGATGTTACGCTCGGCATACTCCCAAGCACGAACGGGAAATAACGCCAGGCACTCCCATTTGTCGTCATTAAGATTGCGTTTCCAGCCTGCAACAAGTAACCGCCAGGGGCAGTAATTGCTGCGCTATGCGCGTTGTACAGCACACACGTAAAGCCATTTCCAAGTGTCGCCGCCGTTCCGCTGATCGTCAGCGCCGCTGTACAGGCAATGACCGTCATGTTGTCCGTTGAGAGGAGGGTATAATCCCCCGACTTCGACTGCTCCCGCCAAGCCCGCCCGGCCATCCCCGGAAACACAGCCTTAATCGTCGACTTCAACAGCCGAATGTGATCATCCCCCTCACTTTTCGGGTCCGATCCCCCGATCGGATTCGTCGGCACGAGATCATAGATGTACGTCCCAGTTTCAAGCCCCATATCGAGCCTCCATTCGGGCGAGGGTAGTAAAAAGGTTGTCAACTGCGGCTTGGAGCTGGGCGTCCGTCGCACTCGCCCCGGCGGCGAAGATCGTCGGAACCTGCAACACCGCAATCGCCATAATCCGCTTGGGCGTCTGCATCCCACCAGTGACGAGCTTCATCGCGAGATTCTGGCGAAGGTCATGGTTCGGGACGGAGGTCGCCTCGTCGAACACATCTCCCGCTGTCTTCCACAGCCCAACGGCAATCCGCCGATTAAAGTCCTCGTTCTCGACGAGGCTATATAGTTCCAGATAAGTTGCCATTACAACCCCTCTCCATTCATCGACACTTCTCGCAAGGCGATCATGTGGGCCTCGTGCTTCTTCCAGAGCAAATCCTTTTGTCGCTTGTACTCCTCGGTGAAGCTAACGGCGAGTTCGGGATTCTGGAGATAGAGCGAAGCCCCGACGCGGCCAGTTTCCGCCAGCAGCAACATCGCCGCGTGGGTCAGCCAGAGGTTCGTCGTTCCGGTGTCGGTCGGTGCAACATCCCTAATCGAGCACCGAAACTGTAGCGTGTAGTCGATATCGGGGATCGGCCGGAGGTACACCTTCATCCCCACGATCCAATACGCTTTCGGTGGGGAGTAAGCATACCCGCTATAATACGTCCTCACTCGATCGGCATCACCCCGAAGGAGTTTCGTGTAGGTATCGGGCAGACCAGCTTTAGTCGGATCATCATACGCAATATACCCAATCTCCTCATCAAACCCAAGGAATCCCGTTGGTAGATCGACCGACTCCGTCTGTAGAGTCGCCGTCCCTGCTACCGTCGAATCCAGGAACCACGGTACGAAGTCCATTTGCTCAAGGACAAACTCCTGCGCTGCGGCCATTTCGGCGGCGAGTGCCGCTCGCAGAGTCACATCCGTCCGGTTCCCCAGCCTCTGCATCACCATATCCAGCAATTGTGCGCCTGTCATTTCACCCTCATTTCAATGCAAGGAATTTCGGGACCGTCAAAGATCTGGGATCAGACAAAACCGCTTCGGCGTTCTGCTGCGCGGTCGGGGCGGGCGCAACAGCGGCGGCGAATATGGCGTGCAGTTCTGTATCCGCTTTCATGGCCGCGATGATCGCGGCAATGTCCGCTTCTGACAGTGAGATCGCTCCGCTGCCGACCCCTGTAAGCGTCGGCGCACCTCCTGAGAACGTAATCGCCCCGCTCGTCGGATCAATCGACAGCGGAATCGTCAGGCTCGGCGCTTGGCCGGTGAACTCGACCGAGCCGCTAAACGGCGATAGCGTCACCCCGCCGCCAGCATCGACCGTCGGGACATTGCCGGTGAAAGCGATAGCGCCGCTCGTCGGCGACAACGTGACCGGTATAGTCAGTGTCGGCGCTTGGCCTGTGAACGCGATCTGGCCGGCTGTCGGCGCCGCCGTCACGCTGCCGTCGCCGAGATCGAGAACCGGCGTCCCGCCAGTAAAGGAGATCGTCCCGCCTGTTGGTGTGATCGCCAGCGGGATAGACAAAGTTGGAGCTTGTCCAGCGAATGCAACCGTACCGCTAGACGGTGCTATGCCAACCGGGATTGTCAGTGTCGGGGTTTGCCCGCTGAAAGCAACCGAGCCGCTAGACGGTGCTACTGTCAGCGGGATTGTTATTGTCGGCGTCTGCCCCGAGAACTGCACACTCCTCGTTATCGGAGCGAGTGTTACCGGAATGGTTAAGCTCGGAGCTTGCCCGGTGAAGTTGACTGCTCCGCTGGTCGGGGCAACCGTTACACCACCACCCACCCCCGCGCTCGGCACATAGATGCGGCGTTGGATCGGGCGGAAGATTTGCCAGGGGTTTGCGAAAACTTCTCGAATTTCCCCTTCACTGAGTGCCCGCCCCCATCCTCCCGCAAATATGGTGTTGTTATGCGCTGTTTGATTCGAGTTTCCAAGACCCCATCCTACTGCTGTATCTGCGCGACCTGTGGAAAGACCCGTTGATGCTGAGGTTGACGCCAATGCGCCACCGAAAAAAGGTTTGAAATAGAGATAACGTGTGCCACCAACTTTTCGCGCCGCTAGGCAATAAAAGTTTCCATAGCCGACTGTGATTGTTGGGATTGTCAGGTCTGTGTCATATCCAGCCGGGGATTGGTCGATCCACGTTAAACGTGCGTTCGTCGCTGAAGTAAATCCTACCCTGATGCTATCCGAACTGACGCCACGATAAATCGCGCCACCGTAACCGAAGTCGCTAGCTAACTGGCAGCCGATCCAGACGGCTGTCCAGTTTCCCGCGTTATCGACGTAGCCGGATGGCGTGCGGGCATTGTTCGCGCCATAGATGCCGCCGGCTGGGTGGAAATCAAATCCTCGGCCAACAATTCCCTCGCGAACGATGCCGGTAGGTGTGCCGGCAACCGTTACAAGATTGTGCAGCGGCGAGGCATCCCAATAGGATTGCAGCACCGAAACCGAGAACAGCGGGCAGAACTGAATCCCCGCGCCGATGCCAGTAGGCGAAACCTCGACCGGAACCTGCGGCTGGCGGGTCCAACGGTGCGGGAGGATGATGCCGAACGACACGGCTTATTGCCCCTGCCAGTAGATCGGGATGATGTTGAAGCGGAAGTTGGAATCCGTGGCGTTGATCGTCGCCCCGGCAGCGTTGTAGCCGACGAGGCTCATGTACCGCTGGGTGTGCTGAAATGTGCCGGAGGCCACGCAGATTTCACTAGCGGCGGCGTTTTCGCTGGTCACGCCGCCGATATATTTCAGGTTGCGCCGCATATCTACGTCGCCTAGTGCGGCATCGCTGGTGCCGATGTCGCCATCGACCTGCGTCGCATCAGCATCCGGCGCGCCTGCCACGTACAGTTCAAGCACCGTCCCCTGCGTCGGCGTGGCCTGCCACTGGACCTCACATGACCACTCGTACCAGTCCGGCCTCGGCGCTGCGCCCCAATCGATCTGCGCGCTTACGCGACCGTTGGCGGTGGTCACGCCTTCCATCGACCACGCTACGTCGGCCCCAGCTTCGCCATTGACCAGCTTGGAGGTGCCTTTTTTGAGGTAGATCTCGTTTGCCATGATCTATCTCCTTATGGCAGGTTGAGAGCCTGCGCCACGTCCATGAAGCCGATCTCACCCTCGAACACCAACGTGCCCGGCACGGCATCACTGCCTGTGCCGGTGGCGAATACCTTCTCCCCCTTGGTGGCGAAACGCTTGGATAGGGCGATCAACTGCGTGCGGGTGGTGGTATTGACCGCCCAGCAGTCGGACAAGCCAGTGCGGACATTCGCTTTGGACGGGTCGAAGGCCATTGACATGTTCGACGTAAGCCATTCCCAGATGCGCGCCTTGCCGACGGTAAGCGCATCAACCTCGGTCCAGACGACGGACTGGCGGTAGTCCTCTGGCGGCACGGCGGTGCGCCAGACGACGAAGGTCGAAGCCAGGTTGTACAGCCGCGCGACTTCGGTATCGTTACGGATCGCCCGTGCCGCGATGACTGCGGCATCGGTGTCCGCCAGGATGGCGGCCTTGAGCGTGGCGAGTTGTGCAGTTGTCAGTGCCATGTCGCCTCCTTACGGTTGAGTCCAGTTGAACCAACCATTCGTCGGCACGTTCATGGTGAAGGCATTACCGGCCGTTACCGTGACATTAGCCCCTGAAGTGTTCAGGTCGATGTAGCCGACCAGCTTCGCATTCGCCGGGGTGGCGTTGCGCTCGAATAGCACGGCATAGCGAAAACTCGCGTCGGTTGTGTTGAACGTAAGCGTCGGCGGCGCCGAAGAGAACTTGTGCTGCTTCCCACTGATCTGTGTGATAGCCGGAGAGGCCACAGCGATACCACCACTGGTCGATCCGCCTGTATAACTGGCGTGGCTCAGCTCATTATCCAGATCGGCAAATGAACTATCCGTGGTAGCCGGAACGTGCGTGGTAGTCAGCAACGCCCATGCCAGTGTATCGGTGTCCAGATCGATTGTGCCATCCAGAATTACTTTCAGTCCATTGTCGTAAAATGTAAATGCTCCTGCAGCCATGTTAGTTCCCTTCTCGCTGTTAGTTGATTGCGCTCAGCCGCACTTCGCCACGCACTACGGGGACTACCTTGCCGGATCGGATCAATGCTGTTTTCATCTACACTCCTCCCATTTGCGCTTCTGCAGCCGCGGCCGGAAACGCTCACACTTTATCCCCCACGAGCCTCTTTCTTTCGGGCGGAGGCAGAACCCACACAGGCGCTCCACCCCGCCAATGATCTGCCCAACTGTTTCTGAATGCTGACACTCATCGCATCCCTCGCTGTTCAGGTTTCGCTCCATGTTCCGCTATCTTCAGTTCACACGATAAAATTCGTTTCTCGAGCTCGGCCACTTGTAGATTCCGGCGGGTAGAAATCTCGTCAACCTTTTCCTTCAACGCCAGCAATTCGGTCTCTACTTGGGTCAGCTTATTCGTCGCGCTCATAACCTTTTCTTGCAGGGCGTCGACCGGCCCAGCATTAATCCCAACGACGGCAAGGGCCGCTGTGAATACTGGCATCATAAGGGGCTTCACTAGTGCTAACGCTTTAGACTGTACGTCCTCATCGTCCTCAGCCCGCCGCATTGGCGTCATCATCAAGCCCCAGGGTACAAACAGCGCATCGACTAAATTCCGCAGATCCACACGATTATCCTCCCT